TTACAATATACGCTTTTAGAGGGGTGTTTGCAAATAAAAAGGGCGGCCTAAGCCGCCCTCCTTAAAGTGTTCTTTGCTTAAGAATTAAGCACCTGGTGAACCGAACATACCACGCCAGTCAGAGAAGCCGAAGCTATATCTCTCTCTAGCTTTGTATTTGACGTTACCAGTTTCAAAGTCACCTTCCATGGACGTAGCCACAGGAGCTCTTTGAAAGTGTTTCATGCCGTTAGGAACATCCGTCTTAATGAAGAATGCATCTGTGTCAGTTAAGTAGTTGTTAACTGTGTAACCTTCAGGCATCATACCCATGCTTCTTACTGCATTGATATCATTGTCCGCAGTAGCTGTTCTGTTTCCAGACGCTAGTAGTCTTTCAGCTGTGAATTGTAGAGCTGATGGGACAATCATTTTTCTTGGCTTTGCAGCAACTTTTAGACCTCTGTCATCTAAGAAAGCGTGAATGTCAATAATTGACTGCTCTAAAGATGTCTCGTTAAGGTCTGCAGCTGTTGCTAGCTCGTTTCTTTGGTTACCAGAAGTGGTAGGGTGAGCGTCAGAGAATAACTCTACTCCGTCTCCACCTGTGAACGAACTATCGAATCCATTGTTCAAAACATTCGCTGCTTTCACTTGTTTGGTGTGTGCCATAGAACGTGCTAAAGCTTTCGTGTAACGAGTACTAATTTTGTCGTAAAGGTTGTCCTCTACAGCTTCTTCAGTAATCTGGAAAGCCAAAGCTACAGTTTCATGAGAGTAACGTGCTGTGAAAGTCTCTCTAGAGTTATCAAAGTTAACTCCTGTACCTTCAGGTTTAACTGATGCCGAACCAAAACCAGACAACATTACTTCTTCTTCAAAAGCTCTGTCACTTGTTTCAGTATCGAAAATCTCAGCATGTTGATTCTCGTACGTCGCGTACTCTAGTCCGAATAGTGCATTCAAACCAGGTTCCAACTCTTTCGCAAGTTGTGATCTATTAATAGCCATAGTTTAAATCCTCCTATACGCCAGTTGTTAGTTTATACACATGTTCGCCAGTGTTAAACACTACATACGCGTTAGCGTTTGCAGCAGATGTATCACTGTTATCAGGATCTTTTGAGATTCCGATTTGCTTAAAACCACCTGATGTACCAGAAGTAGAAGTATCAATCTCAGAGCTTGATAGTCCGCTGATAGTGCTTCCACTAGTGCCAACGAAATCAAAACCTGAATGATTCATAGCTGCTGTTCCAGTTCCATCATGTTGTGCTTCAAACACGATATGTGGATCTGCATAGACATATGCAACGATATCAGAAGCGTTAGTGCTTGCTGGATAAAACGCTGAGTATGTCGGCTTACTTGTTGTTGGGTCAGTATAGAAACAACCTCCGAAAACACCTAGTTGTTGAGTGTCTCCAGCTGCTGCTTGCTCTATGCCGCCCCCTGCCACTGCCTCTACCACTTGTCCAGTGAAGATGGAAGTGCCATGATTGGCTGCGATTGTATACTCTTCAGTACGTACTTCGCCACCAGTCAGATGCCTTGTGGGTCTAAACCCAAAAGGTGCGTCTTTATTTGCCATAATTATAGTCCTCCTTAGACTAATAAATTATTAATTATTAATCCAAATCTTTGACCGATGTTTGTAGTGGTGTGAAATCTAGTCTGACTTCTTTGCACCGCCAAAGCTTACTCGTGATTGCCTATTTGGATTATCTATAGGCATACTCGGGTGCTGCTCCCTTAGAAGATTATTATCAACAGCTTCCTGTTGGTCTCTTGTTTGTTGAGCAAAATAAGCTTTTCTTTCCTCAACAATTTCTTCAGGTATCTTGGCTAGCAGTAATCCACCTACAGCTACAACGCCTTTCATTTTACCATCTTCCACGGTAGGGGCTTCAAAGTCTCCAAGCTCTTCCAGTCTTACTGGTTCGTAACCCTCTCTCATTCGAGCGGCTACATTTTTCTTGTCGTCTTGGCCCATAACTTCAGCACGAATCCAACGATATTTAAATCCGGCTGGCGGAGCTGGCGCGTCTAACCTAGATGGTGGTCGCCATGGCTGCCTTCTGGCAGTTTTTTCTCTTGTTTGAGACGAGCGTGAGGTTCTTGTTTTCTTTTCCATATTGCTACTCCTTCACGTATTTAGCATATTCTTCTAAAGGCACACCTAACTTTTTAGCGATTGCAACCTGTGAGGATGTGAGTCTCACAGTTCGTTTTCCTTGTTTTGAAACTGACTTTACCGCAGGAGCAACCGTTTGGTCAACCTTTTTCTTTGGTTTAGCTGTTTCAAACTTATTTGGAAACTGTTCTCTAATTCTACGATCCACTTCTCCATAGTATTCATCTGATTTAGGATCGTATCCTTCTTCTTCAACCAATCTTCTATGTATGGCAAAAGCCGTATAAGTCATAGCCTCATCTTGACCAAACCACTCATTTTTCTCTGCCCAGGCCGTCGCTTTTGGATCAGCTGGCGGCGGGGCAGAGTTTACAGGGGTTTGCGATGGTGTAGATTGTTGAGGTAACTCTTTTGTTTCTGAAAAGGTTTTTGCTTGTGCTTCAAGGGATTCTCTTTGTATTTTTGCTCTTTCTGCATTTAACGCAGCTTTTGCCATCGCACTTTGTGCTTCGGCTTGAACATCGACGTTACCTTCTTCAATTGCTTTTTTTAATTTTACTTTGGCCTCTTCTATCTGTGCCAAAGATTCTGCTTCTAAACTAGAAACATAATTTTGATTTGTCTCAGAGTATTTTTTCTCTAATTCTTCTGATTTGGTTTTTAAACCGTTTGCATAATTTAAAGCCGCCTCTTCTCTTCTCTCTGCTTCTCTAAGTTTGCCTACTAATTTTGAAATTCTTTTTTGGACTTTGTCACTGTACTCTTTGTGTTCGTCGTCCGTTGTCCCTTGTTCTTCGTCTTCTTGAACATCATCGCTGACGTTAAGTTCCTCAGATGAGTTATCGGGCTCATCGTTGTCTTGTACAACTGTTTCATTCTCTTCTTCCTGTGCTGGTTTTACTTTGGATTCTTCTAGTTCAACATCAACGGCATCACCACTGGTGTCAATAGGTACGAGTTTATCGTCCTGTATTTGTTCTTTTTGTGCCTCGGGCATGGTTCTTGATCTCCATGGTTATTTAATTGCAAGACCAACTACATGTGTAAAATGTCTGTTGGATCCTGTAATATAGCAAGTATTTCATCATCATTCAAGAGCCTTAATTCACCACCATCAATTTTTAATCTAGACCCAGCGTAACGTGCAAAGATGACCCAGTCACCTTTTTTGCACCATGGGCCCTCTGGAAACTTATTTGTATCGGCATACGCATCAGGGCCAGTGGCTAACACATAACCGCAAACGGTGGCTAATTGTTCTCTTTCACGAGTCTGATCTGCTAAAATAATGCCACCTTTACTGCGTTCTGCGCCCATATATGGCAAAATAAGCACCCTCCAACCCGTTGGTTTGGGCAGTTTTTCTGCCACGGAAGTGTCAATATTGTCTGGATCTATGTATTTTGACTCTCTTTCACCATATATATCTTCAACTTCTTTCTGTTTTTGCTCTATTTCAGCTGCAGTTTTGCCTTTTTCTGCAATTTGCGCTTTTTCTTTGCGTCTAGCCTTAGCCATGCGCTCTGGAAGTATTAAATCACTCACTTTTTTCTCCTTTTTCTAGTATTTCTTTAATTTCGTCCTCAATTTCTATTAAAGTTCGGTATTTTCCAATCATAAAATTGTAATCTTGGCGCTCGGTTGTGCTACCTTGCATCACAAAATCAGTGGTTTGTTCTTTTTTGTCACGAATAAGACGTAAAATCTTATCTCCTAGCCAAAGTCCGTCCATTTTTTAGTCTAACCTTTCTTTTTTTCTTACGTTTATAGCTTGGTTTACCACCTTTTGCTATGCCGACTGTCTTTCCACCCTTGACCCCAACCAAAGAATATACCATTTTAATCTACTTTCGGAGTCAATGTTCCATACAACTCTATTTTTTTAACACCTTTTTCTCTAATAATGTCATAACCAAAACTGCCACGGTTGCCTTGTTTAAATCCACCTCTTCTTAGAGCGTCCATCATTTTTTTAGAGTAAGGAACTTTTCTGCCCATTATATTTCAGATCTAATTTGTTTAAACTTATCTAATATACCACCGATACCAGAGTTTGCAACGTTCATTACGACCATAGGAGATTGAC